GTTTCCGTGCAATCACAATCGCTCTGTTGCGACGATTATCGTAGGCAAATCAGAGCAATATCATGGCTTTATGATCGCGCGGCGGATCACGCGATGCGATCCGGATCGATGAGCGCCGCCTGCTCCCTCATGGCGCTGGGCGGCGTCGGGCGGGTCGCGGCGCGCGTTGACCATGGCGACGAACAGCGCGCGGGCGGCTACGGCGACCTCATCGGCTCCTGCGCTGGTCAGATCGGCATCGTGGATCGCAATAGCCTCTCCCAGATCGGTCAGGGCATAGAGGGTGGCGAATTCCGCCACGGGCGGGTCGCAGGTAACGGTGTCGCGGTCGTGTTCGGACACAGCGACGCTGCGGCAGAAGCGCAGGTCGAAGCCGATTGCACATTCTCGGCGGATCAGAAGGGCGAGCGTCTCCCCCTTGGGCAGGCAGTTAAGGGAGTGCGTCATAGCTTGGGCCTTTCGCCTTGAACAGGATCGGGGGTGGTCATGGTGTGTCGCCCTCAGATCAGCTGCAGGTTGGCCAACATTGCGCTGGCAGCGACAAGCTGGCTGGTCGGCAGTTCGATCTTGATGTGCGAGATCACGTCGGAAGCGTCAGCCGTGATGCTCTCGTCGCGCAGCGCGGTCTGGATCAGGCGGGCGGCGGTGTCGGGGTCCTTGAGGTTCAGCGGGTCCGGCAGATTGGCATGATCAATCCGGATGGTGGTGATGGCAGTCATGGTCTTGTCCCTTCAGGATTGGAGTGTCGGTTCGCTGACTTCATCCGCGCGACGCCCGGCCTCATAGGCGGCCTCCAGCGCGGAGCGGATCGCCCAGACAGCGGTGTCGTGGAAATCGAGCCGGTCGCGGTTGCGGGTCTCCAGCGTCTCGAGAAAGAGGTGGCGCTGGGCGATGTCGAGGAGCAGGGCATCGCGGGCGGCATTCGGATCGACGGGTTTGCGGCGGCGCGCCATGCTCAGTCCTCCCAGCGGTGTTCGGTGTGGGTGGTGCGGTCGCGGGCTTCCTCGCGCATCATCTCGTGGGCGCGTGCCATCTCGACCATGCCCTGTTCCTGGCTCATCCGTCCGGACATCACCTCATCCATCACCCAGTTCACGCGCTCCTGCGCAGGGCTGGTGTAATCCCGCCACCCGTCGCTCATCGAGCTGTGCCCCATTCTTTCCTGTGCGCGCATTTGCTCTCTCCAATTCGTCTCTGAGGGGCGCACGATGCACCCGTCTCTTGAGACCAGGAATCGCTCTATCGGAGAGTGTAATCAACTCAAATAGACTATCTTTCCTATTTATTTTCAATATGTTGAGGTCCAAGAAAGCGTCATGGAAGGCATGTCCGAGCGCGCCTATGCCGTCCATTCCGGCCTCTCACGCGGGGCGGTGCAGAAGGCCCGCAAGAACGGTCGGCTGGTGATCTTTGCCGATGGGTCGATCAACGCGGCGGCGTCCGATGCACGCCGTGGGGCGACGACCGATCCCGATCAGCAGCTGCGCTCGCGGGGTGGGTACGGCGCTGGCGAAGGCGCCGTTTCAGGCCCCGGCGACAGCACGTCCTACCTGAAGGCGCGCACCGCGCTCACCGTCTACCAGGCGCAGGAGCGCCAGCTGTCGATCCAGCGCAAGAAAGGCGTGCTGGTGGATCGGTCGCGCGCAGAAACGCTGGTGTTCCGCCTCGCGCGCCAGGAGCGCGATGTCTGGGTCAGATGGCCCACCCGTGTCGCGGCCCTGATGGCCGCGCTATTGTCCGCAGAAATGGAGAAGGCGCAGGGCACACCCGTGACGATCGAGACTGCGATCCTGCAAAGGGTGCTGGAAACCCATGTCAGAGAGCAGCTCGACGCCCTCGCGGACCTCCGGGTCTCGCTTGCATGAAGGTGATAATGATCATGATCTGACCGAGGATCTCGACCTCGGCTTCGACGGCGCCGAGGACATTCTGCGCGCCTGGCGTCGGGGAATGCGGCCTGATCCGGACCTGACTGTCTCGGAATGGGCCGATGCGCATCGCTGGCTTTCGTCGCGCGCATCGGCGGAACCAGGCCGGTATCGCACGACGCGCACGCCCTACCTGCGCGAGATCATGGATGCGCTGTCGCCCGGCCACCCGGCACAGCGCATCAGCTTCATGAAGGCTGCGCAGGTCGGTGCGACCGAGGCCGGCAACAACTGGATCGGCTTCGTGATCCATCACGCGCCGGGGCCGATGCTGGCGGTTCTGCCCACAGTCGAAATGGCCAAGCGGACCTCGCGCGGCCGGATCGACCCGCTGATCGAGGACAGCGCCGCGCTGAGGGAGCGCGTGAAGCCTGCCCGGTCGCGCGACGCAGGCAACTCGATGCTGTCAAAGGAGTTCCCGGGCGGCATCCTGGTGCTGACAGGGGCAAACTCGGCGACCGGCCTGCGGTCGATGCCCGCGCGCTATGTGTTTCTCGACGAGGTCGATGCCTATCCGGCATCCGCTGATGAGGAAGGCGATCCGGTCACGCTGGCCGAGGCCCGCACCACCACCTTCGCGCATAGGCGCAAGGTGTTCATGGTCTCGACGCCAACGATCCGGGGGCTGTCGCGCATCGAGCGCGAGTTCGATGCCTCCGACCAGCGGCGCTACTTCGTGCCCTGTCCGCATTGCGGCCACAGGCAATGGCTGCAGTTCGAGCGCCTGCGCTGGGACAAGGGGCAGCCCGAGACGGCCGTGTATCATTGCGCGGGCTGCGAGCGCTCCATCGCGGAGCATCACAAGACGCAGATGCTCGAGCGCGGTGAATGGCGCGCGACCGCTGTATCGAACAATCCAAACGCGATCGGCTTCCATCTATCTGCGCTCTATTCCCCAATCGGCTGGAAAAGCTGGGAGCAGATCGCGCGCGACTGGCTGGCCGCGCAGGGCTCGGACGAGATGCTGCGCGCGGCGCGCAACACCCTGCTGGGCGAGACATGGGTCGAGAGCGGCGAGGCCCCGGACTGGCAGCGCCTCGCGGACCGGCGCGAGACCTATCCGGCGCAGATCCCGGAACACGGTCTGTTCCTGACGGCCGGGGCCGATGTGCAGAAGGACCGGATCGAGGTCGATGTCTGGGCCTGGGGTCGCGGATTGGAAAGCTGGCTTGTCGATCACATCGTGATCCCAGGCGGGCCGGACGATCCGGCCTGTTGGGACAGGCTCACCGCGCTGCTGGGCCAGACATGGGTGCACCAGAACGGTGCAGTCATGACACTGGCGAAGCTGGCCGTCGACACCGGCTACGAGTCGGCGGCCGTCTATGCATGGGCCCGCAAACAGGGTGTCGCGCAGGTGGCGCCCGTGAAGGGACTCGAGGGCTTCAACCGTGCGACGCCCGTGTCGGGCCCGACCTTCGTCGACGCCACGGTGAACGGGCGCAAGCTCAAACGCGGGGCCCGGCTCTGGACGGTGGCCACCGCGACCTTCAAGGCTGAGACCTATCGCTATCTGCGGATTGAGCGGCAAAGCGATGAGGAACGCGCGCTGGGCACGGCCGAGCCTGCGGGGACGATCCACCTGCCCGACTGGGCCGACAGCGAATGGCTCAAGCAGCTGGTGGCCGAACAGCTGGTCACGATCCGCGACCGGCGCGGCTATACCCGACAGGAATGGCAGAAGATGCGTGAGCGCAACGAAGCGCTCGACACCCGGATCTATGCCCGCGCCGCCGCCTGGATCCTCGGCGCGGATCGCTTCGACGAGCGGATGTGGCGGCAGTTGGAGAAGCAGGCGGGCGTGGAGACAGTACCAGTAGCACCCAAACCCGAAACCGACGGGCCATGTGAGCCTCAAGCGGGGCGGATCACCGCCCCACGCCGACGCGGCTGGAAGATCAGCACGCCGAAATACATGGAATGATGGCCCCCCGAGGACCCTCGACGAACTGAAATCCCGACACAGCGCCCTGCTGAACGCGCGCTACAGCGGCACGCGCAGTGTCAGTTATGATGGCAAGACCGTGACCTATGGGTCGGACGCAGAGCTGGCGGCGGCGATTGCCGATATCGAACGCCGCATCGCAGTGCTGGAAAAGACCAGTCGCCGCGTCCTGCGCCCCTTCGCCGTGAAGGATCTGTGATGACATGGCGGCAGCGCCTTGGTGCGTTCATCGGCGGGTTCGACGCGGGGCATCATCACCGCCGTCTGCGCGGGTTCCGGGCGACGCGCGCCCATGTCAACGCGCTGATCGCGGCCAGCGGGCCCGACATCACCGCACGCGCCCGGTGGCTGGTGCGCAACAACGGTTACGCCGTGAACGCCGTCGAAAGCTGGGCCGCCAACACCGTGGGCGACGGGATCAAGCCGATCTCAAAGATCGCCGATGCCGCCCGCAAGGAGGAGCTGCAGCGGCTCTGGCTCGACTGGACGGACGAGGCCGATGCCGAAGGGCTGACAGACTTTTACGGCCTGCAGCGCCGCGCGGCGCGCGAAGTATTCATTGCGGGCGAGGTGTTCTTCCGGATACGGATGCGCCGCGCCAGCGACGGGCTGACCGTACCGCTGCAGCTGCAGATGCTGCCAGCCGAGATGCTGCCGCTGGAACAGACCGGCACCGCTGCGAACGGGAATGCGATCCGTCAAGGGATCGAGTTCGACCGGATCGGTCGGCGCGTCGCCTATCACTTCCTGCGCCGCCATCCGGGCGACAGCACCGATCCCGGGCTTGCGGGCGAATTCGTCCGAGTACCGGCCTCCGAGGTGATCCACGTGATCGATCCGGTGGAAGGCGGCCAGCTGCGTGGTGTGTCGAAACTCGCCCCCGCCATCGTGAAGCTGTTCCTGCTTGATCAATATGACGATGCAGAACTCGACCGGAAGAAGGTCGCGGCGATGTATGCGATGTTCGTCACCTCGCCCGCACCGGAGAACCCGCTGGCACCACCAGAGGAGGACGACATCTCTAACGGTGTCGAGATCAGCCCCGGCCAAATCGTGCGCCTTGATCCTGGCGAGGATGTGACCGTCGGCCAGCCTGCCGACAGCGGTGGGACCTACGAGCCGTTCCAGTACCGGACGCTGCTGCAGATATCCGCGGCGCTGGGCATCCCGTACCCCTATCTCGCTAACGATATGGTGAAGGGCAACTTCTCCAACTCGCGGCTGGCGCTGATCGAGTTCCGCCGCCGCGTTTCGGCCTGGCAGCATGCGGTCATGGTCTACCAACTCCGCCGACCGGTCTGGGCCCGCTGGATGGATGCGGCCGTGCTGTCGGGTGCGCTGACGCTGCCACGATACGAGGCCAACCGCGCCCGGCTTCTCACCGCCGACTGGCTGCCGACGAAATGGGACTGGGTCGATCCGCTGAAGGATGCCAATGCGGAGATCGCCCAGATCGAGGCGGGCCTCAAATCCCGCACCCAGGCCATCGC